GAAATGGAGAAATCGCTATGCCAAAAGAACTAACCGGAAGTATTAGCAAGAACAAGAAAAAAGAAAAAGACGCTCACCCTGATTACCGCGGGAGCGCGACTATAGGAGGGATTGACTACTGGGTATCAGGTTGGGTTAATGAGGGATCAGACGGTAAGTATCTTGGGTTGAAGTTCCAGCAGAAAGACGGAGAAGCGAAGCCCGTAAAAAATGACGACGATTCCGTACCGTTTTGAGGAGACAAACATGCACCTGAGCAAACACCAAAGCCTGTTGAGGCAGGCTTATATTGTTAGACCTAAGCTCATAACCGATGATTCTCCTGCGCTTGAAAAGGCAATTAAGACCATCGAGAGCGAGAATCCCAGTGCTTTCTGGAAAGAGAAAGACTTTGAAAAGCGGAGGTTCTATCATGCGCCACGCCCAGGCACTCCTTATGCGTCTGCTGTCCATGCGTGGCCGAAAGATCTCTTATGAACTGGAGAGAGCTAATCAAAAATCAAACCAGGAACGAGAAGTTCAGGCCCGTCGAAGAAATATGGAGGGAATACGGATGGAAGCCACCAAGTACCGAGTGTCCAGAGACGATGGCTAAACACAAAGCGTTTAAGGAATGGTCGATCCGTGGCATCGTGGATCAACCTTATCAAGCAGGTTAAGTCATCTTCTGTTGAAGATATAGCGGCAGCGTATGAGAAAGCGCTGCCGTTTGTCGTTCAGGATTGGGCGAAGATGATCCTAAAACTTCCTAGGACTAAAAGACTCCCAATTATCGAGAAGATAGATAAGGTCCACGGAGACAAGATAGGGCAAATGGTCAGGGACGAAGTTACCGCGCAACACCGCGACTTTTCTCGAAAGACCTCATCCCAGCAATCCCCAACATCCCGCTCAAAATAACCCATAGAGCCTCCGTATCAAGCATGGGAGGAGGCGATACCTCACGAGGAACATAGCCCTCTGCCTGCAACCAGGTCCACGCCCAGACAAGAAGAGGGTAAAGCAGGAACTGGTAGAACATCGCACCAGCACCAACCCAACCAATAGCAGGTCTCCAGCCGGCCACGAATAAGTTTTGGTTCGCAGCCTCGACCTTGTTGACTTCCATTTGACCGAGATCAATAGCCTGGTCGATGCGTTTGGCCTCGAGCTCGAGCTGCATCCGTTCTTTATCGGTCGTTATCAGGTCCGATGCGACCTTACCAACCGACTCGATCACCGACCCTATGCCTAAGAAGTTCATAATTTCAACGTCCGATTTAGCCAGCCAAGTAAGAACTTCATCTGGCTCCTGTCCCTGGTCACGATGTCTCTGTACCTAGCGATCTTTGCAAGCGCGTAGTAGGCCACAAATAGCTCAGGATTGGCTTGGTTGAGTGCTTGTACGGTCTTGGGTCCAATAGAACCGTCTGGAGCGGTTTTAACGCATATCTGGGCTAGTTTAGAAGCGACAGAAACGCCTGTGTTGACTGCAAAGTTAAAGATAGAAGAAGCGATTACGTCTGACTCAATTTCATCGCCTCTGATCTTGTTCCAGAAATTGACTTTGTAGAAGTCTCGGACTAACTGAGTAGGAGGTGTTTCTGTGTAGTCGATGTACTGCCAACCCTCCCACTTTGGATTCATCTTGCGAGCAATACCTGCGTAGGTCATGCCACCTCGATCATTAGGAACCTCATGGAGAACGTAACCACCCTCGTCCTCCATCATCTTATCGAACGCCGACTCAAAGCTAGCCAATTGCTTCACCCCTGAAATAAGCTGTTCCTTCTATGACCTCGCACAATTCAGGTGGAAGAAGCCTGCCGTTTTGGAACTTTAGGACCGCAAAGCCTTGACACCAAGGAACGGGATTATCTTCCATGTAAGCAAACTGATCGCCGCCAGGATCTGCGAGCATACCCGTAGACACACCATATCTACGCCCAGTGTAGTCGCCCCAACCCTTTACTTCTAAGAGGTGGGTATGCCCTGAGACGGTAGAGATACCAGCTTTCAGGACATTGTTATATCCGGAGTGGATGCCCCCGTGTTGGAGTCGATGCTTAACCATGCAGACCTCGTTAACCATCACCGACCAGGATACCGTCCATTCTGGGATATGGTCCTTGAGACATGTTCCACCGATACCCTTGAACTCAGGAACCTGCCCTGCCAAACGCCTATCGAAGCGTATATCGTGGTTTCCTGTTGTCCTATGTAGGAATGTTCCCAGACCCTTACAAGCCTTGACGATCTTATCCATGTGCCACTGGACCGCTTCGAGCTCATCCCTGAGACTCGCAACAGGACTCCAATCCATAGGACCGTATCTTGAGATGGTCCCTCCGTCTAGGATGTCGCCGTTAGCAATAATTGCCTTGGGCTTGAGCATCTTGATGACTTTAAGAAGCGCGTTAAACCCTACGGATGGTTCGCCAGGCATAAAGTGAGCGTCAGAGAAAACAACGACGTAACCATCTACGGTTAAGATAGATCGTTTAGCGTTTTGAGGAATAGTAAGAGAGTGTTCCGAGTCTAGGAATAAACCGTAACGTGACTCGATAGACCTGCGCCTTAGATAGACGCTGCGTTGTGAAGTGTTAAGGGCTCTTGCAACCCCAGCAGGACTTTTTAGCTCTCGGAATAGCGCGATGAACTCATCGTCGCTGCATTTTGCGTTGTGAACCATGAAGCCCCCAGTGCTCGACGCTTTGGATCATCTTTCGCGGGATCACTAGCGATTGAGCTATTGCGTCATCCGTAACGGACTGACAAATCTTCAGGCCACGCTCATTATCTGCAACTAAAAAGCCAATTGAAGTTACAAGCGGAACCTGAAACTCGGCGGCTTTTTCGAGGCTCTCACCCCATCCCAAAGTGTCATGCGCTGCATCTTCCCAAACTACTTTAACTATCTTCGGAAGAGTTTTCATTCTTCTTGTCTTTTATCGCGTGATACCACTTCCAGACAAGCCAACCGGATTGAAGCACAATATATAACAACGTGGCAAGTGCAACCCATTCATTGAGTGTTAATCCACCCACAGTAACAGCCGTTGTTATGGCTATGGGAGGTGCTGCTTTTACAGCTTCCGTGATGACATCAGACTTTTGTTCCGGCGACATGACAACCTCATACGGCTACTTTACGAATGGCTCTTACGATTAAGGATTGAGATTTAGCGTTATTGAACTGACTGCCATCTAAGAAGTCAATTCTAGTGGCTGTTGTAAGACCAGCGCCAGGATTGGTGCTAGACCAAGTCCTCAAGTTAGTAGCAAAGGCTTCTGATCCGCCAGACTGAAACGCAGCAACGCTTGTTTGTGCTGGTGTTCCTGTGGTGTAGTTAGAACCCCTAGAAGGCACTGAGTAGGAGTTTGTACCGTAAGAAGTGCTATTAGACTGTGTGGTTGGCTTGAGGTTGTAGTAACAAATCTCTAACTCATAAAGAGCAGGTAGATACCAATCCGAGTAACCATTGATCGTTAGCGCAGCGCACCATTGAGCAGCAGGATAAGTTGCTGAGTCTAACTCTGCTGTGTTCGTTGCTCCATCGTAAGTTGATAAGCCTAACGAGTCAGACGTATCCGATGTCTTGTAGTTAATACTGCTGTTTTGACCAGAGGCTTTAGGGGAGACCAAAAGATAGTAAGTGTTGCCACCAAAAGCTATCTTCCCTGCGTAGTAACCTCCCTGCCAGAACTCACCGATGGTAGACGGGCCTCTAGCACCAGATCCTGGGCCAAAGCCTCTGACAGAACCGCCTCCTAATGCTTCTAGGACAGGCATTATGCGTACCTGGATTGACTAGCCAAGACAGTAAATGCTGCTGATCCTGTCTTGATGATGGAGTAGGAATACACGTCGATAGAACTAGCATTACCTGCAGTAGGAGCAGTACCGCCTAGCCATTTAGGTGTAACCGACGAACCATCTACTTGCACCGCAGAGTTGTAGTAAGCAGTGCTTCCATTAGTGACTAAGAAGGCACAGGTTAAGACTTCTCCGGTAGCCATTGCGGTATTCAGTGATGTACCAGAAGAGGCTCTAAAGTTAACCGTGAAGTTCCCAGAGGCATTGGTTGTGTAGTACAGAACACCTTGGGTTGTCGTGTCGAAGTTAATCGTGCCTGTTGCTGCTGTTGCTGATACCGTGATTGTCTCAACAACACCTTGCAACTTTGCACCGATCTGTGAAGATGTGGATGCTAGGGAGAGTTGTTTAGCAAAGGTCGCAGCCTGTGCAGAAGAAATCGTAAGTGCTAGCGTACCTCCTGTTTTGACCTCTAGGATGTCTGTGTTGTCAGACGTAATCGAGGTTCCAGCGGTAGCTGCGTTTAATACATTAGCCATTAGATCACCTGTGATGTTGTTAGGTTGGCTACCTGTGAAGAGCTAAAGAAGGTTATGTCAGTGGTTGTTAAAGGCTGGATAACCTCTGCAACCTCCACAGTCCCCCACGATCCTTCCACCCAGCTTCGTGTATCGTGCTGCCAGTTCCATTGGTAACCTGCTCTGTCTTGTGGCTTAGGGTCTCTTATGATCCATTCCCAGTTTAACCAAACAAGCTCCTTGCCTTCAGGGATGTCTGTCGGAGGTGATGGAGCCTGTTGCCAGCCCTCTGTGCCGTCTGTTGTCTCTGATGGGATAGACCCGTTCTTAGTCCAGTACATATCTATTCCTAAAGGGTCGGAAACGCTGCTGTTGGTGCAGTGAAGTTGGCTGTGTAGCGAGCGTAGCCTTTGGTCATGCGAACGTCTTGTAGGTAGCCTAACAAATGGCCGCTACCATTGGCATATCTACCGATAAAACACCCATTACTAGCCCCAGCATTAAAGTTCTGAGATGTGGTTGCTGTTGAGCCGCTCTGCGATCCGTTTACAAATAATTTCATTGATGAACCACTTCTAGCTAAAGCTACATGGTTCCAGTTTCCATTTGCTACAGGTATTGTGCCACTAATTAGCTGAGTATTTGAACGAATTCCTAAGTTACTTGTTTCACCTGATGTGTCTAAAAAAACAAATTGTATATTGTTGGCTGCATCT